TCGCCATAATGTACTGATAATCATCTATCACGATAATGTCACGGCGTGTTTTTGCCATGTAATGACAGATTTCATTGGCATTGTCTGTCACAAAGATATTGCCCTTTGCACCATCAAAAACTTGCCAACCTTTAGGGCGGAATGGCAGGGGTTTGTGAATAGATTGAATTAATAATGTTTTATTCGGATCGAGATTGCGCAAACTGGTTGATTTACCGGTTCCGCTTTCACCGAGAATTAAGGTGGCTATACTCATTATTTTTTCCTTATTGTTGAATGTGAGAAATTTTCCCATCGTAGTCGTGGGTGAGATCAAGTTGATATGCGCTGACAATCACAAACACGGCAAGCACAATTTTTAAACCTTTCTTGAACATTTTTTCGTCCTTTTGCTGAAATTTGGGTGCAAAAAACCGCCACACGATTTTCACGGGGAAAAGTGCGGTCGGTTTTGGTTAAGTTTTAAATAACTTGGTAGTTATTGGATTTTGGGTTGTAATTGTTAAGGTGTTTTAACACTCGCCAATTACTCTCATAGTCGTATTGGAAATCAGCCGTGAGGCGTTTCAAGAGCTTGTGAACTTCCCGAATAGTGTGTCTATATTCGTAGGCTTGTCCGTAAATTGCACCGGAAAACTTTGAACCGATAGTTTCCATTGCCGGATAAATCATTCGGCAAGTTTCCGTGCCTCGTAGGGCGATAAACCATATCCACGGTAAGAGTTGAAGTTCGTGTTCGGTAAATTCAAAAGTGAATTTCTTTTCAGGCTCGGGTAGGGCGAGTTGTTTTGCTTCTAACTGATATTTCCCAGTCTTGCGGATTTGCGGTAGCACTTCTTCAAATACCCACGCTTCAAAAGGTTCGGCTTCAGGCTTTCTGCTTTTGATGATCAAACGGTATAAATTGGGTTCGTTGATGAATGTAAGTTCTTTTTTTCCGCTAGGATAACTGATATATCGTTTCGATATACCAGCTTGTTTGCAATGTTTTTGAACAGTTAAAGGTGCGTTTTGGTAACCTAAAATATCGCAAACATCAGTCGCACAAAACCAAGGCTCTTGATTTGAGTCTGTGATTACACGAACTGAATTTGAATTAAAATTGAATGCTGAGAATTGAACTTGATTTGACATAGTCGTAATCCTTAGAGTCTATTTGTTTAAAACAAGCCATTTTCGACAATGGCGTCGGGAGGTTCGAAAACCCACTCTAAGGTAAGGGCTGGACGTATTTCCTTGCGGTATTGTATTAGTCGCCCTCCCGACATAGTCAGGATTACGGATACAAAAAAATCGCCTTGTGGCGATTAGTGAACTATCCGCCTTAGAGTATTAGGTTTCGACACCTTGAGGCGGATAGTAGTATAAAGTGTTGGGGTTGTAAAGTAAAAAAATAGACTTAAAACGATAAAAGCGCTTGCAATAAATATTAGTACACTTATAATAAGATTCATCAAGTGAGGGACTTGATACAAGAACCCCCAGCTTGTAGAAACTGGGGCAACCCTGAAGAGGTAAATGATGAAACCTGTACTTCTCATCATTATCCTGTTAGTCGGATTATTAGTAAGCGTACCGGCTTACTAGACTAACTCAAGGGGGGATATGTGGAAGTGTCCCCCTGCGACTTCAATACTAATCAATCTGAGTAAGAAAATCAAGGTGTTTATTATGGCAAAAACAATGGCTGAAATTGTCGCAAAAAGCGATGAAAAGCGTGGCGTTAAAGCAAAAACCTACAAACTGCCGCTTTCGGTAATTGTGGAAATTGAGCAATTGAGCCATCAATTAAATATCCCTCAAAACCAACTGATTATTCAGGCGGTTGAATTATTCAAATCTCAAAAAGGGGCGTAATGCCTCTTTTTTAATCCGAAAGGGCGGTTAGAATGTCAACTAAATTTTAGGTTTTTCGCAAAAATCCGCATAGTGGTTAATTGTTTGGGTAAGTTCTGCGATGTTTTGTTGTATTTGAGAGAGCTTTTCCACGTTGATGCTTATACAGGTTAAGGCATTTTGAGGATTGAATGGCATTTTGGTTGTCCGTTCGTTGACGAGATCGCGTTGTAAATTTCCTGCCGAATGGTAGAGACTATCGACTATCATTTCACGTTCTTTTTTGGTTTTTTCAAGCATTTCCAGTGTTTCAGTGTAGCGCCCTAAGGCTTCATATTTGTTCATTGTTATTCTCCTATGGTAAATTTTAGGTATAAAAAAAGCCGTTTGGAACGGCTTGTAGTGCGGTTATCTTAATCCGAAAGGGCGGTGGTGTCAATTATTCAAGTAATGTATTTATATTCGGTTTATCTTGAATATTGCCAAAACGATTTTTAATATATTCGCCATTCATAATGATGACGTCATAAGATTGTTCAATAATTTGAATGTTGTCGTTTTTTAATTCCCATTTACTGAAATGTTGATCGACCGCTTCGGGGTTGATAAGATCGTGGGTAGTTAAAACTAAAATCTTTTTCATAAGGAGATCCTATGTTTGTTGTTGGTTGGAATAGGGAGCAAGACGATACTTTCACTGTTGAAACGCTTGATGAACATATTCGTTATAACCTTGATGCGTTTTATGAAAACACAACGGCAAGTTGGGCGATGGTAGGGTTATTTGATACCCACGAACAAGCCACGGAATTTTGCTCAAAACTACAAGCCATTCGAAATGAAAGATTAGATAAATCAGCGAATAGTTAATACCTGAGTATCAACCAATTTCGCCCCAATCACTGTTTCACCAGCTTTGAGCCGTTTTTTGATTTCTGTTTTATTTGGCGTGATTTTCACATTTACCAAATCTTCATCAATATTGTTGGCAAGGAATAAATCATCATCTAATTCAACCGCACTTTCTTTTTGCTCACGGTAGGAAATGCTGAATAGAGGGCATTTAATGCTTCCGGTATCAGTTTTTGCCATATTCAACTTGAGATAGTTTTTAATGCCTTCAATACCGTTTTGACGTTGCTTTTTCATCGCTTGCAGACGTTTGATTTCCGCATCTATCACTTCAATATCGCCTTCGGCATTTTTGATAACGTGTACCACTCGTTCGGCTTTTTGATTAAAATCTTCTTGAATGGCCTCTAACGCTTTTTGAACATCGGCATTTTCAGCAAATTCAGGGTTATTGAGTAATTCTGCAATGTTTTCGTACTGTTTTGTGATTTCGTAAAGTTTCATTTTTTATTCCTTAGAATGGTAGGGGATTGTCTTGGATAAATTCGATTTCGGCTTGTAGCTCTTCCGGTGTAATTCGTTCCTGCCAAAGCCAGTTTCTTATCGCATTGAGCAGTTCTTGTTTCGTTTCAATGTGTTCATTTGGTTCGTTACTCATTGCCGCACCTCCCATACCACCTCGCCGTTGTAGTCATTCTCATCTTTCCAATCGTAAATATCCGGTTCGGGTTTACCTTGCGGTTCGTCAAACTGGTCGTAATAATCGTGGTCGCTTGCGCATTGATGTGGCGGGCAAATTCGTCTCATTTTGTTTGCTCCTATTGTTTAAAAGTGCGGTCAATTTCCTTTTGTTTTTGTGCGGTGTAGTGGAGTAGTTCCTGCTCCGCCTGTGGGGTTAAATTCGGTTGCCAATCGCCGTTTTCCTCACGCCAAAGTTTTCTTGCTTCGGCTCGGGTTTGTTGGCTGATTTGCTCGCTGACTTCGTTGTTGTGCCAGTCAGTGGGGTTGGCAAAAGCGGGGCGACATTGCCATAAGCCAAAAATGGCAATTAAGACAAGCGTGAGTGCAATCAAAAAGGCTTTGCCAATAAAGGCTAAAAATTCAAGAGTGGATTTGTGCATAGTGGTTTCCTTTTTCGGTGGTTCGTTAATCAATACGGTTTTTGCTCTTAGAGCAGTTTGGTTTCGTTGTTGCCGTTTACGGCGTTTTTGTCGTTTGTTCATATTGTTTCCTTTTTAATCAATTTACTGAATTTAGGGTGCAAGAAACCGCCGCAGGCTTAAAAAAGTGCGGTCGGTTTTGATTGGGTTTTATTGTTTAATCAGGTTGATTGCTCTTGTCCAGTTCAGGCGGTCCGATTGCTTAAACGGGGTAATCAATCGCTGAATGGTTGGGAGCGTGGCTTTGTATTGCCGTTGATATTCGTGGTGATGGCTAATGACTATGCCGGTAAAGCGTGAGCCGATGGCATCTAACGGATCGATCATATCGCCTAAAAGTGTGTTCATTTGGCGGTGCCCGCACCATAGCCAAACAAGTTGCTCAAGTTCATACTCGGTAAATTCAAACGTGAATTTCTTTTCCGGCTCGGGTAGGGCGAGTTGTTTTGGTTGTGCGGTTTCTTTATCGAGAATATCCAGTACCCATTTTCTAAAGTCTTTGGCGACTTTGGTGTGGGATAGCATTCCGATCAGGTGGCAACCACGCAGGCTGAATATACGCACTTTTTGAACACCGCCGTTTGTCCGCATATCAATAAGTGCGGTCATATTTGGGGTGAATTCGTCTTGGTGGCGGTTGTAAAGGTTATTGATAGAAATTAAAGGGTTTGAATAACCTAAGGCTTTGCCTACCTCAATAATGTTTAACCAAATTTGGTTGTTTTGATTGATAACCGAAAGGGTAGTGTCTTGAAAAGTTAGTGTAGTCATTTTGTTTTCCTTATGCTGAATTTTTTAAACTCATCACAAGCAACGCCAATTACTGGTGATGAACTGATCAAGGTTGGCGTACCGTTGCATAAGGAAACGGTGGATCTTTCGATCCCCTCAATCAGTCCATCATTGACTACTTTTTGAAAGGGGGTGGCAAATTGCCACTACCTTTTTAAAGGTTTGAAGGGTTAATCGAATTGATTAATCCTTTGATTTGCTGATTTTCGGCTATAAAAAAAGCCACCATTTAGGCGACCATAATTCACTCCGCCTTATGCAATTCAGGAACGCCAATTCCCGACTTTCTGTTGAAAGTGGGGATAGTCTAGAACAAAGGGCGGTGGGTGTCAAATTAATTATGTGCCACATAAATCTCAATTAATGCAATAATCAGCAAAAACGCATAAATCATGCGTGCTAACATAATCGTGGCGTTTTTTTTGTACCATCTGTAAAATTTATCCCAGTCGTCTTGCTCTTGTTTTTTCATGGAATCTCCTTGTTATGAAACCAATTTTTAAAGAATTTATCTTGAATTTTTTCCTTTTTTACGCCTTTCTGGCATATGCGGATTATGTATTAGTGCCAGACGTGCCTTTTTCTTCGCAATGTGTTGCATTGTGTTTAATGGCGTTTTTTATCGTTGATGCTTATATTAATTCTGTGGAGCGTTATGGTATAAAACCGCTCTTTTGCCATCATCTTTGTCTTGGCGGAGCCGCAGTTGTGTTGCTGACTTTGGGTCAATTCTCAATGGAAGAATTGGGAGGGATCGGCTTTAATTTCAGTGAGAAAGAAAAATACGGTTATTACCAGTATTTAGCGATTAAATCCATCTTAAACCTTTCAGGGCTTTTTGCGTTGCCGAGTTTAATTGCTTTTGCACGCAAGAAACTAAAAAGCCCACTTGTTACAGTGGGCAAACCTAAGGAATGATGACTAACTAAACCATCAAAAACCGCTCTCTGACGAGGTACATTCAAGAAGATTGGGCGAATTGCTTCGCACAGAGTTTGAGAGCGGTTTTGGGTGGTTGCTTTTCTTTTAGGTTTGTAAGGCTCAACCGATCCCCATTTTTAACCTTGTGGTGCAAGCTGCGGGTAATAATGGAATCGAACCATTGACACCCGGATTGCGTCCGGCGCTCTACCAACTGAGCTAATTACCCTAGTCTTAACGTGACCTACTCGGATTGCTCAATCACCGAGGTTACTTTAATCAATAGATTTCTATTAAGGCTTGCCTGATTATTTCACCAAAAATATTTATCTCACCAACTCCCGACAACCCATTTGTCTTTTCTGTTTGGCTCGGACTGTGTTTGTGGTTGCTTTGCCTTTGCTACAATTGTAATTGGCAATATCAACCGGTTTCTTCTCTCTGCCGGCAAGGTGAATTGCACTATCAACCTTGCTTGGTTTTACGACCGCTTTTTCCCAAAGTGCGGTCATTTTTCGGGATTTTTCAAACATTCTTGTGAGCCGTCCTGCTTTTCCGTCATTGCGGATTTCAGGGTTGTTGCTGTATTTTTTTGCGTTACGTCTAACGATGATTTTTGCCATTGCTGACCCCTTTTTCTCTCTTTTCCATTGTTTACCGTACTTAATGTGATAATCCGCTTAATCCGTCAAATTGCATTACGTTGTAACGGTCGAATCAGTTTCAGCCAAATTAAAAGAAAATGCGGTAAACAATGAAAAACATTGTGCTTGTTACCTCAGCCACTCACGCCTAGCTTGCGTACTTTAATTAGGGGTAATTCGCCCTAATTAAAATTAAGAGTGTTATTCAATCTGTTAAAGAGCAATCCCTTTCGGGTTCCACCGTCTCTGCTTTCTCTCGGCTTTCGCCTGCTCGGGTGGTAAAGGTAGAACCTTTATTCAAGCCCTCCGCAAAGGGCTTGGTAAAAATTCTGATTTATTTAACTCCCATATAGTCCATCAATCCTTTTGTTCCCCCTTCAAAATAAACCTTGTTAACGTTATCTTGCTGCTCATGTACCCATTCTTGGGCTTCTATTCTGTTTTTAAATCTTTTGGTTCTTGTTTTAAGTACCTTGCGCATAAAAAGTACTTTAAGTTTTATTAATATTGGTTTTTCGTGGTTTGCAACGGTGTAGCCTTGACATAAAATTTGTAAACTCATTTTTTGCTCCTTAGTTTATTTTGTGGGTGTTTTGTTTTGATGTGGGTATAGTACAAAATGAATTTTATAAAGTCAATTCAAAATGAAATAAAGATAAATTCAAAATGAATTGATTGATTGTTTTTTAAACAGTTTTAATTAAAAAAGCCTCAAAAAGAGGCTTGAAGAATGTTAAAGCAGGGTGAAAAGTTGCTTTTTAAGGGATTGGTTTTGACATTTATCAATTTTTTCGAGAAGGGTGCCGTGATTTTTTCGTAGTAGGGTATCTAGGGCGATAATTTCTTTTGCCTGTTTTATTAGATCGGACTGATTGGAGTTCTCAAGAAGAGACATTACTGCCACGGCAAACGATTGTTGCCGGCGTGTAGCAATATAAAGACTTGCCCATAGTTCTACCTCTTCATCGGTTAATGGATTAGTTGAGGAACGTAGGTATTTTGTAAGTTGTTTAATTATTTTTGACATAGTTATATTCCTTTTCACTAAAACAATCGCTGCAAGAATCAGCGACATTGTGTGATCTGTAGCAGTTCTAGCGTTGGCTATGTCTAATAAAAAAATAGCAAATTTAGGTTATCGCTTCTTTGATTTATATCAAAATTCTATTCGCTTCCCTTTGCTTGCCTTTCCGATCTGAGACTTTACAATAACGCCCTTGAGTTTAAATAGCGTTAAGGAAACGAACCGTGAATAATGAATTTAACCGCACTTATCAGGCATTGGCGAGTGATCTGATTAATGATATTTTCTATGCACAAGGCGTATCAAATCGGGGGAAAGTTGGGCTTATTCGCCAATATGCCGAAATTTTGTTACGGGCAATGATGAAGTTGCCGGAAACAGAACGGCTGACATTAGGCGATAAAAAAACGACCCGTTTTTTAGCTGAATATCGTTCTGCTTCTCGCCATTATTCGGTAGTCAGTGCGGTCGAATATATTCGGGATTTAGGCAATGCCGCCACGCATACACTTTATACCGGGGAAATTTCGGAAAATGAAGTACAGCGGGCCATTTTTTGTTTAGGGAAAATTTATGCCGGTTTTTTCATTGATTATTTTCAACGTGTTCGATTTGGGGATAATCCGGTTGTGATGGCGCTATTTCAACTTTTGCCACCAAGATTTCGGTTGTTGGTACTAATTATGTTACACCGCCAATCTCCGCAAGATTTTCAAGTTACGGAGAAGATGATCATCTTGTTATTCAAAGTGAGAGGAATCGAACGAATGAAGCGGTGGGTTGTGCGGAACAAAAGCAAACTTGAGCAGATAGCCCATTATAGCGAATGTGATGAGCAACAAGTGCGGGATATAATAAAAAAAGACTATACCGCCTATGATGTGGCGTTGAGCAGAATGCAGCTCAATATTCACCCCACACCCTATGAAAGTTTTGAACAATCGGCAATGCGTTATCGGGATTATGTGGCCGAAATGAGCACTATCCAAGATGAAGAAGTATGGGAATTAAAGGGGATAATGGATTTTGTTTATTTGGGAGTGAAGTAAAGTAATCTAGGAAAAGGTATAACTATGATGTGAAAATAATGGGGCAATAGCGCAGAGGATAAAGGAAACCGCACTATCATTGTGCGGTTTAGTATCAATTATTTTTCGCTTGTTTTTGCTGAATCAATATGTCGAGTTTATCATCAATATTGTCGAGTTTTTTCTCTACATTAGTTAATCGAAGTTCAACATTATCTAAGCGAGATTCAACTTTTGTTAATCGAACATCTAATGAATGAATATTTGATTCTACTTTTTCAAATCGTTGGTCTATAGCTGAAAATCGATTCTCATATTTAGTATCCATATGAGAATATAAAGCCCAACTCGCTCCAACAAGCATAACTAATGCCACAATTCCAGAGCGATAAAATGCACTCGTTGTTAAGTAATTTTGCTTAATATCTTTTACTTCTTGTGAAATTGTGTTTACAGTATTCTCAAGCGTACTCACTCTAGTGGTGTAATCAGCCATAATAATTTGACTCATGTTTCTATGATTAAGTGGATTGCTTTCTATTGTACCACTGTTTATTGGGTTTAGCCCATTCTCTTGAAAAAATTCTTGAGCACTAAATTTGTTTATTTCACTCATCAAATTTACCCTCTTGTATTAGCCACTCTATGATCTTATTCTTTGAAAAAGAACGCACATATCCGCAGTTTTCACAAATCAGATGGATTACTTCTCTGTATGTAACTTGATTGACAAAACCTAAAGTTACACCATTAGTAAATTGATCATAATGTTTTGGATAGTCTTTTTGCTCTATTGCATTTTTTAAAGATGCAGCATTAGGATAAACGAAGGCCGGCAATACCGGTTGCAATACTATATTAGACGTAGATTTATCATCATCAATTGACATATTATCGATCAATGATTGATGGATATTTCCGCAAATGGGACATCTAAAATTATCTTCTGTGCTGCCTTTAGCATTTAAAAAACTAGCTAATTCATCAGGTTTAATTTGTCTTATATAAGGGTATTTTGTGTCCATGATTTTTTTCTCTTTTCCCACTTAATTTCTTGGCGGCTTCACAATAGCGGCAATATATTCCATCGTGTCGATTTCGCTCGGGTTAAAATCAGTATCTTGTTTCATTGTATTTGGATCGGCATAGCGCCATTCCTCACCCCTTCCGGTAAGTAATACACGGATCATATATTTGCCATTTTTGAGCTTGATTAGGACTTCATCATAGTTTTGTAGTTTGGCTCGAGGATCTACCACAATATATTCACCACTCACAATACGAGGTTCAAGTTTCGATCCTAACACTTGATACGCATAAGTACCCGGGGTGGTGGAATAAAACGTAAAATAACGTTCGTCCAACTCTTCAAATTCACCAACCAGTTCTGATTTAAAAGTTAAAGAGCCTTTAACCTTGATCTTTGGTACAATATTATTGGAATTGGAAGAATTTTCACCATCAGATATAACATTTCCATTACTGCTATTAAATGTTACCTCAAGCATTTCTAATGCTTGGAAAATCCTCATTATTGTAGATAAATCGCCTTTTCTTCGACCATTTAACCAATTACCCACTGCACCTTGAGTTGCCCCAATGCGCTCCGCCAAGTCTTCTTGCGAAAGGTTTAGTAATTTTCGTCTTGCTTCCGCAAGTTCATTCCATTTCATTTCTTTCATTTTTGCAAGTCTACTCCTGATTTCTATTTTTATTAAATTCATAATGAATTGACTATTTAAATTTCAAAATGTATTATTACCTCAATTTGAAATAGAGGGTAACTATGGAAAATAAAATTCGTAAATTTAGAGAAAAATCTAAATTATCTCAGCACAAGCTCGCTTTATGTATTGGTGTCACTCAGGGAACTATCGGCTTATACGAACGAGGCTTAAGAGAACCAAGCCTTAAAACAATTAAGAAACTTGCTCAAGCTCTGAAATGTAAGCCGACAGATCTATTCCCTGTTCTGAAAGGGTAATTTACGCAGTTCTTGAGATGAAATCTTCAAGAAAAAGGAAGTGTTTTTTATGAATGAATTACAGCGAGATCATGCATTTGCCATTGTACAGAAGACACTACAACTGAGATGTAAAAATGCTCGTGGTGGCATTTCTTCGTTAGCGTTAAGCCTTGGGAAGTGTGAAAAGAAACTGGCAAATGAGCTGAATATTAATGTTGAGCAAAATAAGCTCGGGTTTATGGACGCTTTGCAGCTAATTTCACTAACGGAATCCGTAAACATTGCAGAAATGATTGCTCAAAGCGTGGATTGCACCCTTATGCCAAAACCAAAGTGCGGTAGCAATACCACTGATTTATTGCGTGATGTGGCGAAACTTTCTGCCACGGTTGGAAAACTCTGTGGCGATACTGCGGAAGCCGTTTCAGAGGATTCCGATTTGGGCTATGAAATTTCTGCAAAAGAGCGGGATACATTAATGGAATCTGTTGAACACCTTCTTTCTCAGTTGGTGTGTTTAAAACAGGTATTGGGTCAATAAAAAACCAAGGCTGCAACCGTGGCTAATTAGGAATAACTAATCATGGGAAATATTAATCCAAACGAAAAATCAAGTCAATCGCAAAATAACCGTATTTTGCGTTATCTACAAAATGGCAATCGGATTACTTCACTTGATGCATTAATGCTGTTTGGTTGTATGCGTCTTTCTGCTCGTATTTATGACTTAAAAGAGCGTGGTTATCCAATTGAAGATGAGTTTGTTTACGATGAACAAACCGGTAAATCTTACAAAGCATATTTTATGGCGGTGGACGCATGAGATATTCAACTTATATCAACAATCAAAAGTGCCTAGATTGGGGGTTAAATGTTAATCAGGGAGCATTATTAGATTATTTAATCTCAATTCATAGCAATACTAGATCTATTCAGGGTTTAGTCGTTATAGCGGTAAATTACCAGGATATTTGTAACCAATTGCCATTGTATTACAAAAAATCAGATACCGTGTATAGAGCATTAAAAGCTCTAATTTCTAAAGGATTAATTACATATCACCGAATTGATGTTCAGAACAGAATTGAAATCGTCTCAGTTACAGAAAAAGGTTTGTTATGGGGGAGAATATATGAGTAGATTCATTCCCAATTCTTTTCAAGTACCCAACGCCATCATTGATGAAGTGATGGCAGAGTTGAGTGGAGCAGAATTGAAATGTTACTTAGCTATTTTGCGTAAAACAAAAGGCTGGGGCAAGGAATCTGACGCCATTTCAGTAACTCAATTAATGGATGTGACAGGGCTAAGTAATCGGGCGGTAATTGACGCTTGCAATCATTTAGTTGAGAAAAATCTAATCAGTCAAGATGCCGGCTCTCGTGGTGTGAAAATTTTCTCGGTAAACCTATGTAATAACTTCACTAGTGAAAAAAGTTCACCAGTGAAAAAAGTTCATAGCACTAGTGAAAAAAGTTCACCAGTGACTAGTGAAGAAAGTTCACACACAGAAAACAATATTAAAAACACTACTCAAAATACAGATAAAAAAACTACGCAAAAAATCGCCAAGGCTGAGAAGTTTGAATTTCACTTTGAAAAATTCTGGTCTGCCGGTATGCGCAAGGTGGGAAAAGAAAAGGCGTTGAAAAAATTCAAATCTGCCTACAAGGGCTACAACGCTGATTATCCGATTTCCATTGAAGATTTCACGCAAATGCTGATTGATGACATAGCAAAACGGCTACGGCTAAGGCAATTTGGTTTTGACAACCTACACCCCTCGACCTACCTGAATAACTGGCGTTGGCTTGATGATTACCCTCAAGAACCTGTGGAGCAAAAGACAGGGAAAATGCCGAGTGATGATGAATTTGCCGATAACGGCACATGGAGCGTAGGGAGAAAATTAAACATCGATCCAAGTTTAATTCCGGAGTATTTACGATGAACGCAATCACGCCAACCAAGAAAAGTGCGGTCGAAAAATCCGATGTTTCCGGCAATGCAGCAAAATTAATTGACCGAATGTTTACCCGATTGAAGTCGCTTTTCCCCGCTTGGAAACAGGCATTTGACAGCATAGAGACTTACAACGAAACCAAGCAAGTATGGCTTGAAGAATTGCTCAAGGCGGATGTGATGACCCCATTGGCATTAAAACGAGGATTGGACCGTGCGGCAGGTTCTAAAAGTCCATTTTTTCCAAGTGTCGGACAATTCATTGCTTGGTGCAGTGAAGATTATCACACATTGGGTTTACCGAACGAAACGGAATTATACCAACGTTACCAAACTTTCTTAGGCTATGCCCGATTCAATCGGGACGAATTTCAATATCGTTCAAAAGTTGAATTTTGGTTACTGAAAAATCTCTACGAAAAGTGTAAGAAAAAATCGGAAGAGGACACGTTGAAAGCCATTCCTAAGCTACTTACGGAAGCGGCAGAAAAAGTGCGATCCAATTTCCCTTTTGAGGAAATTCCTAAAATGATTCCTGAAAAACCAAGTTTTTACGATAAAGCACGAGCAGATCAAGCAAGAGACCGTTTAATGGCGCAAATTCGAGGAACAATGCAATGACCGAATTTAACAAAGACCACTATCGCACAGCAAGATATGTGTTCAATTGGCTTAATTTACGGTTCCGTTTCAATGTGGACGGTTGCGCCAATAGTCGCAATGCATTGTGTTCATATTTTGTTACTGAGGCAATGAATTTTCTTGAATTTAATTGCTACACGGTAAACAGCCGAATTTTCGTCAATCCCCCTTACAGCGACCTAATGCCATTTGTAAAACGTGCAGCCGAATTAATGGCACAAGGGCATTTAGTGGTGATGTTGTTACCTGCGGATAAATCAACCAAGTGGTACAACGTGATTCAAGAAAACGCTACAGAAGTGATCGACATTATCGGCGGGCGAATTAATTTCTTACACCCGGTCACGGGTCAAGAAGTCAAAGGAAACAATAAAGGCTCAATGGTGGCGGTGTTCGATCCGTTTATGCAGGGCTTTGTGACCCGTCAGGTTGAGTTGGAATTTGTGAAAAAGGTCGGTGGGTATTATGGCGGACAATAGTCTTAAATGCCCTAAGTGTGGAACCGATTTAGAGGATTTATGGGACGGTGAACCGGTGTCTGTTTTTATTGGCGAATGGTCGGAGGATAGATTTAGATGTAACGGTCATTTAATTCAGCCTGTGCCATACCCACAGGCAAGTGAGCAATGCGCCATCAATCGCACGAAATCTTGTGGTTATTTCGGCTTGGAATCATTGGGCGTGGAGTATCAAGAGTGATTATTCCGATGATTAAAAATGCCGGTGGCGTATTTGTTCCGGCAGATGAAATCTATTTGCCGGAACTGACCGGGTTCAAAAATGGCGAGCTTTACAACATTGAAATCAAGAAAACCCGCAACCCGGCATTTCATCGCAAAGTTTTCGCTTTTTTCAAATTCTGTTTCGATCATTGGGCCGCAGATAAAACCGAATGGCAATATTTTGATGAACGTAAACAATTTGACACATTCCGTAAGCATTTAACCGTATTGGCAGGTTTTTACGAAACTACTTACAACATCAAAGGTGAGGTGCGGATTGAGGCGCAATCTTTGAGCTACGGCAATATGGAACAAGACGAATTTGAAAAGTGTTACTCGGCATTAATCAATGCGGCACTTAAAGAAATTTTCGGTAACACCACCGATGAAAATGTGATTAATCAGCTTTATGCATTTTTTTAGAGGGAGTTTATGAGCAATATCTATCAAAAAATTGACGTTAGCCAATACAAAAACATCTATGTTGTGGGCGATATTCACGGTTGTTATGACCTATTAATGGAAGAATTAAATCTGACTCGTTTTGATAATACAACAGATTTACTGATTTCAGTTGGAGATTTAATTGATCGTGGTTCACAGAATCTTGAATGTCTTAATCTCGTTAAACAACCTTGGTTTAAGGCGGTAAGAGGAAACCACGATCAGATGGCGATTGATGGTTTAGTTGATAATAACTTTGATATGTTGTCGTGTTGGATTATGAATGGGGGTAACTGGTTTTTTAAATTAACCGATGAAGATAAAGCCCAAGCCTTAGATTTATTCAAGGAATGTAAAAAACTACCTCTCATCATTGAATTAGCAATGCCAAATGGTAAGAAAGTCATCGTAGCCCATGCGGATTATCCTGATAATTACTATGAATTTGATAAAGCAGTATCAAGTAAAGATGTGCTGTGGAATCGAGATCGTATAGAGAATAACAGTGAAATGATGATTGATGGGGCGGATATGTTCATTTTCGGTCATACACCGGTGCGAGAGCCGTTAAAACTAGGCAATCGTTTTTATATCGATACCGGTGCAGTTTTTAATGGGAATTTAACGTTGGTGAAGTTGGTGTAAGAATATGAGAAACGTTGATTGGAATTATATCGCCTATCTAATTTTTTTAACGGTGATTTTGTATATGGCTTTTAACGGAGGTAGATAATGGCAAAAATTAATCTTCGCAAAGAAGCCAAGGGCCGTGAATGCCAAGTGCGGTTAGTCGGAATATGCAATCATAATCCTGAAACGGTAGTGTTGGCCCACGTTCGTGCTGCCGGTATTACCGGTGTCGGACAAAAAGCGCCGGATTTATTGGGTGCTTGGTGCTGCTCATCTTGTCACGATGCAATCGATGGTCGGGTAAAAACCGATTATGTCAAAGATGAATTGGAGCTTGCTCATCTTGAAGGGGTCGTGAGAACTCTTGCGTATTTAATCAGGGAAGGGAAAGTTGCATGTTAAAAGAATATCCAATCACTGCGATGGGTAAACCAAGAATGACTCGCTCGGACAAATGGAAGCAACGCCCGGAAGTCATGCGCTATCGTGCTTTTAAAGATGAGGTGAGACTGCACAGAATTAATATACCGGAAAGCGGTTATCACATTACTTTTGTACTACCTATGCCAAAAAGTTGGAGCAAAAAGAAAAAGGCGGAGATGAACGGTAAACCTCATCAGCAGAAGCCGGATAAGGACAATCTCGAAAAGGCTTTGCTCGATGCCATTTTTGAGGATGACTGCAAGATTTGGGATGGGAGGGTCACAAAAGTATGGGGCGAAACGGGAAAGATTATTATTGAGTCGTAGCGTAATTAAGAAATTATCAAGTATTACAAAGCAAAAATTAAAACATTAGAGGGGCTAAATGAGTAGTATTAATATCGATAGAGTAGCGGTGCAATGGGGCTATTGGGCGACACCTCGTTACGGTACGGAATTTCCTCGCATATCAGCCGGATTTGCTCAAGTTAAGCCTAATGCCGAATATGCCTATAAACCGTACTTAGACCCAATTTCTGATGAACTGGGAATGCAGATTAACGAATGTATGTTGATTATGTATAAAGTGAACCCTGAGCTTTATGATGTGTTTATGCTGACCTATGTGGAGCGGTGGGAAGTTAACGATATTCATCGTTACCTTAATATTTCTAGGGCAGAGTATTTTAACCGTCTAAAAACAGCGAAAACATCACTCAAATTAATGTTGCATACAGGGAAAACAGTATTTATGGCGTAATAAAAGGCTCACTAAGAGCCTTTATTTTTAAGCAAAAATAGGCTTTATTGAGAAATCTGCTTTTTGAGAGGCTTGCCATAAATCATAATCAGCTTGCTGATGTAACCAACTTTCAGGACTAGGGCTATTTTCTCCAAGCCAAACGTGCAAACGTAATGCCATATCGGCACTAATGCCGGATTTACCGTTTAATAAACGGGAAAGTGTGACACGATTTACGCCTAACTGTTTAGCAGCCTCAGTAACACTTAAACCGAGTTCCGGCAAAATATCGTCACGGATAACTTCTGCCGGGTGTGGGGGATTGTGCATACGCATGATAATCTCCTAATGATAATCTTGGTAATCGACAATTTCAGCGTGTCCATTTTCCAATTTGAATGTTACGCGCCAGTTGCCATTGACTTTTACGCTCCAATGGTTGGCAAGATTGCCGGATAAGGGGTGCAAATTCCAACCGGGGATATTCATATCTTGAGCGGTTTTACTGCTATTTAAACGGGCTAAGATCCGTTTCAACTTAGCCGAGTGTGCAACGATAATGCCTGCGGTTGAGCCGGTTTTGTAAAATTTTTCCAGTCCCTTGTGTTTGAAAGAAAGTATCATAGCAAGTCGTTTTAATAATGAGTGGTGTTATTGTAGCGTAATGCGTTACACAAGGCAAGGTTATGTTAGTCGTTTAAAAAATACTCAAAAGATCAATCTCTTGTCTCTTTTTCCTTATGTTGTGATCTAGATCGCAGAAAAAGTAAAATTGACTTTATAAAATGTTATCTCTTTTTGTTTTTATGGAGATCTTAAAATGAAAAAATTATTGTTTATTGGTGTAGTTAGTGCTTTACTAGCAGGCTGTTCTGTTCACAAAGATCTTGTAGCAACTGGAGGAAGTAAAGCTGACGGTACAATTGAATTATCATACGCATACGGCGGTTTTGAAGTGCCAAAAATTAGTGAAGAACAAGGATTAGAACTCGCTAAGAAACGTTGTTCTTCTTGGGGCTACAAAAATGCTGAAAAATTTGGTGGGAAAAAACAGGTTTGTACAATGCCTACTGGTTTCGGGTGTAATGAATTTACAGTTACAATGCAATATCAGTGTTTAGACAAATAATAGTAATTAGCCCTATTGCAATCAATAGGGCTTTTTTGTATTATCCTAACTAAGGTGTCGTAACCTTAAATCCAGAGCGGAAATCCGCACCCGACAGCATAGCGGTTTTTTTATGCCTAAAATTCGTGATCTCTTTTCTCTCTTCCTGCGAATTTTGATTGTGCATACCTAAAATTCAATCTATGCCGAGAGGGCGAGGAATACAATACCCGAAAGGGAAATAACTCCAGCCGACTTTGGACGGTTTACGAACCTCTTGGCGCCCTATGTTTAGGGAAATATTTCGTAAAAAATCCAAAGGAGTAGACTTATGTCTCAATCAACTCAAATCTCAACTTTCAATTTTGAACAAAATTCTATCCGCACTTTAGCTATCAATAATGAACCTTGGTTTGTTGCTGCTGATGTTTGTCAAGCATTGGGACTTACCCAAACAACAAATGCTTTAAGAAATCTTGATGAAGATGAAGTAGCCCTTACTTCAATTAAGGGCATAAGCAAAGGCAATGATCAAGTAAATTTAGTCAGCGAAAGCGGAATGTACACATTGATCTTACGTTGCCGTGATGCAGTGAAAAAAGGATCTATTCCTCATCGTTTTAGAAAATGGGTAACGGCAGAAGTATTACCGCAGATCCGCAAAACTGGGAAATACCAGTTAGAACCGAAACAGATTGTTTTGACGGAAACAATTACACCCGAAGAGCAACGCCAAATTCAAAATGCAGTAAAAGCCACTCACGAACGCACGGGCTTAAGCTACGGCGAAATTTGGGCAAGAACCAAAAATAAATTTAATGTCGCAAAATACGAGCAAATTTCACGCTCACAGTTAAGAGACGTGCTAATTTACATTGCGTCAATGTCTCCTATTGCAGTCGAAAAGCCAACGCTCTCATACCCCTTACTTTATCCACTGGCATTGCTCTATTACTATTCAGCCGAGTTCCACGACTCAATGGTAAAACAGAAAGCCGAAGAACCTAAAATGTGGGGATTACTCAACCGCCAATGCCGAACAATGGATCGAGTAAGGCTTGCTATTTCAATGTTAGCAGAAGAATTGCCTGACCCGGAACACAAAGCTGATATTCTTGCTTTTCTAGAACCGTAAAATCTAATTAAAAAAATCGCACTTTATTGAAAAAATACTTGCAAAGTCTAGACTGAAAGTATATGATATACACTATAGTGCGGTTTTTGCACATAAGCAACGCACAAATAAATTTTAACAGCCCTGATTGGTTTCCAGTCGGGGCTTTTTTGTTGGTGGTGGAAAATGGAAATCACATTAGGCGAGAAAATTAAAATTAATGGTGAAGAAGTGCCGGAGTATTTGCTCAAGGCACTTTATGAGCATTTGAAATTACGTTATCCGGTAGTGCCAACCGGCTACATTAATTGCGCCTCAAGAGAGGTTGATAAATTTCAATCAAATGGCTCTCAGATTAAAGGCGCATCAATTAAAACGTCACGTTCTAGCATTCCACCTGAACAGTATATTACTCGTTGATCTCGTATTGATCTTCTAGCTCATTATATCTGACTAGGGGATACATACTACATACAACTTTCTTTACCAAAATTTCATCAGATATATTCATATAACAATGAGCTAATTCCTCTAAATACATTGCAATTTGCATTCTGGAATCGCACTGTTTAGATATGTGTAAGTTAAAGAAAATACAGTGGTTATAGTAGATATGTATTGCTGGTGGATTTATATGGTATTGGAAAACAAAATCAGGTGAAAAAGCAGTGCCTTGATTTCCTAAATTAAAAAATAACTCAGCTTTCTTGTTGATATTAGTAAACTTACAAAATAGATTGATTGCTTCAGCAAGTAGTTGGAATGGTTGTTGTAAGTCTGATGTAACGGAATCAAGTCGTAAATCGAAGAAATATCTAAACTCTTCTGAGATCATATCTGATATTTGCTTTTTGGTTATAACACTATTAGTCATTTTAAACCTCTGTTATTTTATTGTGTGGAAACTTTATCTTAACAGAACTTATAGCTCACCGTAAAAGGTGGGCTTTTTTATTGCCTCAATAAAGGAGGCGGAGTATGAAAATTATGCCAAATAATACACCGGATGTATGGACGCAAATTTGGGCACTGCTTACAACGCATTTTTCAAATCACAATCAGTTGATTTGCGGTGTCGTGATTGCGTTTTTTACATCGTTAATTAAATCTTTTTTATATGGCAAGAGGGATACACCGAAACGGGTGATTGCTGAGGCATTATTATGCAGCCTGATTGCCGGGTCAATTCAGCCGATTTTATTACATTTCCAGTTAAACGTTGATTTAATCACTCCTATTGGTGCAGGAATGGGCTTGGCGGGAACAAGTGTTATCAGACGACTCATTTTAACTTTCTTTGATAAAAAACTGGGAGGGGGTACTAATGATGAAAATTAGCGAAAGAGGAATTAGCCACATTATTCGGGACGAAGGCGAACGATTGACAGCTTACCAAGACATTGTTGGTATTTGGACGATTGGTGTGGGACATACCGGCTTTGTTGATGGTAAGCCCGTAGCAAAAGGAATGACTATCAGTAAAGAAAAATCCCGTGAGATTTTAAAGGCGGATTTGGCCCGATTTGAAAATGCGATTAATGCGAGTGTAAATGTACCACTCAAACAAAACCAATTTGATGCCTTAGTAAGCCTTGCATTCAATATCGGTGAGGGCGCATTCCGTCGTTCAACTCTCTTACGCAAACTTAATGCCGGTGATTATAACGGCGCAAGCCAACAATTCTTAGTCTGGAAAAATGCCGGTGGCCGAGTATCACAAGGATTGCTCAATCGCCGTAAACGTGAAAAGGCGTTATTCGATGAATAAATATCTTTATGCTGTGATAGGCTCACTTATTTTGGGCTTGTGTTTTTGGTTAAGGGTTCAGCACAACACAATCTCTGAACTAAGAGCCGAAAACCAAACGCAAGCCCAAACCATTGAAAAGCAAAGTGCGGTCATTTCGCAGCTTAAATCGACAGCGGAAGAAAACCAAAGGCTCACGCTTGAATTAAGTAAAGCTGAATCAGAGGCAAGGAGTAAATCGGATGAAGTCATTAGAACTATCCCAAAACAGATTAAAGATAGCGATGCTTATAACAGCAACGCTCCTCGCAATGTTATTGAGTTCTTGCGTAAAGACTGAGCCAATCACAACTGCTTGCCCTACGCTCCCTGCGGCTTTTATCACTCACTTAGACAAAACCCCATTCAACGGTCACACCTACGGTGATGTCACGCAGTATGCAGTCATTCTCAAGCGTGAGCGTGATATATGCCTAAATCGGGTTGATAAGATTCGGGAATGGCGAGTAGAACAAGCACAGAAATAAAAGGTGAACCGGTCAATGACTACTAAACAAGATCTTGAAATTGAGTATTTGAATATTCGGGATTTGATCCCTTATGTAAATAACAGCCGTACACACTCTGAAAATCAGGTAAATCAAATTGTAGCAAGCATTAAAGAATTTGGTTTTTGCAACCCTATTCTAATCGATGAAGATGATGGGATTATTGCCGGACATGGGAGATTATTGGCCGCACAAAAACTAAATCTAGAAACTGTACCAACAGTCCGCTTGATTGGTTTAACGAAAGCACAGCGTAAGGTCTATATTATCGCAGACAACCAACTTGCTTTAAATGCAGGCTGGGATCTTGATATGCTTCGGGTTGAAGTTGAGCAATTATCGGAACTTGACTTTAATCTATCTCTGATTGGCTTTGAAAATGATGTGCTAGATAAGCTATTGGATATTGAAGCCGAAATGCCTGTTCTACCTGATGGTGAGAAAGATCCTTTTCAGCGTAAGACATTTACATTACATGACGAGCAAGCCCAAGTTGTTGATGATGCTATTTTAAAAGCGAAAACATCCCCGTTAATTGATACGGGATTAAATGAAAATTCAAATGGTAATGCTATCGCCTATATTTGCGAACAATGGTTAAAACAAAATGGAAACAGTTAGTGCCAAAAATATTATTGTAAAACCGATAAAATCATCAGCTGCAAATGCCCTTGTTCGTAAAGTTCATTACAGCGGGAAAGTCGTCAATAATAGCGTTTTACATTTTGGCGTATTCTTAAATGGCAAATTAGAAGGCGTAATGTCCTTCGGCTCGCCAATGGATAAGCGAAAAGTTTTACCTTTAGTCAAAGATACCGCTTGGAATGGTATGTTAGAACTAAATAGAATGGCATTTAGCGATGTACTACCCCGCAATAGCGAAAGCCGAGCATTATCCATAGCCTTTAAATTAATCAAAAAACATTATCCGCATATCGAATGGATTTTGAGTTTTAGTGATGGATCACAATGTGGGGATGGGACGATTTATCGTGCCAGTGGATTTGTTTTAACCCAAATTAATCCTAATAAAACCTTGATTGAGTTCCCCGATGGAACAAGAATTGCCAATATGACATTAACGGCAAACTGGAATATTGATACGGTTGCTCAATTATGCAAACGGCTAGGCGTTGAAGTAAAGCCAAGAAGCATCTCTGAATGGCGAGCACTAGGCGGTAAAGAATTAGATGGTTATCAGTTACGTTATATTTATTTTTTAAATCCAGAAGCTAAAGGACGCTTAACTTGTCCAATACTACCATTTAGTGAAATCCAAAAACGAGGAGCCGGAATGTATAAAGGAGAAAAAAGAGCGTAATTTATTGCGTATGAAGCAGGCGATGACGTAGTCCATACGAACAGCGACGGTGCAACACCGATCCATACGCTCCAACTTTTAGGTGGAAATATGAAAAAACAAACAAAACCTAAAATAGAAATCGATTTAAAGCAAGTTGAGGCTTTGGCTGCTAATGGTCTAACTATGCAACAAATAGCAGATAGTTTAGGCATTAGTCGTACAACATTGCAAATGCGCAAGGCAGAAAATGAACAATTTGAACAAGCTATAAAAAGAGGAAAAGCAAAAGGTATTGCCATCGTTACAAATAAATTAATGGGGCAAATCAAGAGTGGTAACACTACCGCAATGATTTTCTTCTTGAAGTCGCAAGCGGGTTGGAAGGAAACGCAAATTACCGAACACGCTGGAATAAATGGTGCGCCGATTGAAATTAAACAAATGAATAAAGAAGATTATGCTGAAGTAAGGCGGCAAATGCTGAAAGAAGATGATTGCTGATAATATTTCACAAGCCCGTAAGCTCGAATGCGAGTTAGACGGGCTTTATTTTGCCCGTTATTTTTTTAAACATCGAACGGGTGGAAAGATGATTATTAATGCTCATCATAGGGTTATTATTCAAACATTGCAGAAAGTAATCAATGGTGAAATTAATCGTTTAATTATCAATGTACCACCGGGCTACACCAAAACAGAATTAGCCTCTATCAATTTTATTGCGAGAGGGCTTGCGTTAAACCCCCGTGCACGTTTTTTACATTTATCTTATTCGCATAATTTAGCGCTACTTAACTCTGCTACCGCTCGTTCAATAATTAAATCTGCCGCATTTCAGTCAATGTGGCCAATGTTTCTTCGTGATGATAGCGATAGTAAATCAATGTGGTGGACAGAACAAAATGGCGGTGTTTATGCCTCATCTGCCGGAGGGCAGGTAACGGGGTTTCGTGCGGGTCACATGGAGAGTGGTTGGCAAGGAGCGTTGATTATTGATGACCCGGTTAAACCTGATGATGCTTATTCTGATGTGGTTCGTGACGGTGTAAATAATCGCTTCAATGAAACGATTAAATCTCGTTTGGCATTAGAGACTACCCCAATCATTGTGATTATGCAGCGTATCCATTATCACGATTTAAGTGGTTATCTATTACGAGGCGGAAGTGGTGAAAAATGGCATCACTTAAATCTTCCTGTTTTAATTGATAATTCACTTCCTTATCCGGAAGAAAATACTTATGGCATTCCGATTGAACACGGTTTGCCTGATGGCTGGTTATGGGAAAAGAAACATAACGAAAGTCATCGAATTTCTTTATTTTCGCATCGTAGAACCGCTGAGGCGCAGTATATGCAAGCGCCAAGACGATTTAATGCGGAAGGAGCATTATGGACCGAATCAATGATTGTGGCGGCACGAGAGCTTGTTATAGCATTTGAATTAACTCGTACCGTTGTTGCTATCGATCCGCAAGCAACAAATTCCGATGAAAGTGATGAAACCGGAATTGTTGTGGCAAGCGGCTATGGTTACGGACGTGATCGGTTTTATTCTGTTGATGCCGATTATTCCGGTAAATATTCGCCAAGTGATTGGGCGGCTAAAGCTATGTTCGCTTACCAAGAACATAATGCCGATTGCATTGTGATTGAAACTAACCAAGGGGGCGATATGGCAGAAGAAACGTTAAAGAATGCAGGTTTTCGTGGTCGGATTATCCGGATTCACGCAAATAAAAGCAAATTTGCCCGAGCGGAACCAATCTCAGCTTTATATTCACAGGGCAAGGTTCGGCACGCCGGTTCACTATACAAACTAGAAAATCAGCTTATGGAATATGTACCGGTAACAGCAAAAAAATCTCCTGACCGATTAGACGCAATGGTTTATGCGCTAACGGAGCTTTATCAACCCGTTTCTGTTGGGATTTTATTGGGGTAATTTATGGATTTTGAACAACAACGACAAGCCTTTTTAAGTGCGCTTTTTGGTGCGGGAAATACAAAACGGCGGACATTATGGGCAGAATTTGGTTACCCAAATAAACTTGATTTTCGGAACTTCTATCGTGCTTATAAACGTAATGCGGTTGCATTTGCGGCAGTAACCCGTCTCTTAGATGGTTCTTGGGCTGACTTACCAATTATTGTAGAAGGCGGGAGCGAGAACGAATCGAAAGAAACCAGTTCTTGGGAGGCGCTTGTTGAAGCTTTAATGAAAAAGCACTGGCGATCATTAAAAGAGGCGGATCTACGCAATTTAGTCGGGCGTTATTCCGGTTTATTACTGCAAGTGAAAGATGGAAAAGATTGGAAGGATGAAATTGAACCACAATCTCTTTCATCTTTAGGGGTACTTGGATTAGTCAAACTCATTCCGGTATGGGAAGCACAACTAAAAGTCGCCAGTACACAAGATAATCCGCTTGCAGAGGATTATGGTGAGCCATTGACTTATCAATTTACTGAATCATCTTTCACTAAAGGAAAGAAAGGGAGAACCCTAATCATTCATCGTAGCCGTGTTATTTTGTTTAATGAAGGAGGAGAAATAAACGATCCTGAAAGTGGGGTCTCGTTACTAGAACCGGGTTACAACAAGCTACTGGATTTAGAAAAAACATCAGGCGGAAGTGCTGAAGGCTTTTTGAAAAATGCCAGCCGTCAATTAGGCATTAAGGTTTCAAAAGAGGTGGATTTAAAGGAATTGGAAAATGCCTCAAAGCGTCTTGGATTTAAGAATTTCAATGAGGCGTTAAATAGCCAAATTCAAAAGCTCAATAGTGGTACAGATTCCGCGCTGGTAACACAAGAAGGCGATGCGCAGGTATTATCCATATCACCGGCAGATCCCAAGCCTACGTGGGAAGTGTCTGCAAACGAGTTTGCGGCTTCCGTTCAAATTCCTTTTACGATCCTATTCGGTCAGCAAACTGGGAGATTAGCCTCTGATGAAGATAAAACGGATTGGGCCAAACGTTGTAATGCTCGACGTAATGGTTTTTTAAGCGATGTAATTACTCAACTTATTACGAGGTTATGGCAAATTGGCATTATTCCACCGCCGGCAAAAGATGAGATCACGGTTTCTTGGTCAGATTTACTTGCACCGGGTGAAAAAGAAAAAATCGCCAATGCACAAGCTCTTGCAAATGTTGCAACAACTACTCAATCTGCTTTCGGGAAACCGGCTATCAGTGCAAATGAAGTGAGAGAATCTTTAGGTTTGGAACCATTGCCGGAAAATATTTTACCGCCGGAGCTTGAGAATGAAGATTCGGAAGATTAAGCCGTTACGGTTTCCTGTTAATCAAGCCGATCCGGTCAATATGGGTAAATCTGTGGCATTAGCGTGGCGACATATTGATGGGCTTTATCGCATTATTTCAAAAGACCTGTTGGCATATCTTAATCAGCGATTGCAGCGAAGGATGATAAATCATGCGGATTTTATTGATACCGATTTAAGTGCTTTTGAATTAGCTGATATTTTGGAAGAAATCCAGCGGATCATTGACCGCACTTTATTATCTGCCGGTAATCAAGGTGGGCAATTATGGTTTGATAGTTACCTTGATGAGGCAATGCTTAAAGGAGCGCAATCGGCAGTAACAGATCTGTCGTTGCAGTCTGAACGTTATCGCAATGAGCGAAGTTTACAATCCGTTATATTTTCTTCTGCTTATTTTAATCGTGCAGCAATAGCCCGTACCGCAGCTTATAGCAACTGGAAAGGATTATCAGATGGATTGCGTAAAGAGTTGGCGGATGTTATCACGGGGGCGGTTTTAAATGGTGATAACGTAAAAACAACAGCGCGCACGATTAAGAAGCGTCTAGATATATCCGCAAAGCGAGCCAAATTAATTGCCCAAACAGAGCAATTATCCGCTTATCGCCGGGCAGAATGGGACGAGGCAATAGAGGCGAAAGAGGTATTGGGGCTTAACACTAAGCTCTTGCATTTTTCTGCTTTAAAGCCTACTACCCGTTTAACCCACGCTGCACGCCACGGAAAATGTTTCGATGTGGACGAAGTGAAGGTATGGTATCAGCAAGACGGAAATCGCTTTAATTGTTACTGCAAGCAGTCTGTAATCGTCTTAAATGATGATGGTACAAGCGATGTAGAGCCATTGCTTAAAACATTAAATGAGGAGCGGATAAAATGGGTAAAAGCAATCAAAAAGAGGAAAACAGATAAATGAAAAGTAATATTCACGTTTTATCTGCGGTGAATAGTAAAAATATCACACGTGAAATGATTGATAATGAACCGCATTTGATTATCAAGGGCGTGGTACCGATAGTTGATGATGTTGTGATGAATGGTGGGCTTTATCCGGCAGATGAAATTAACAAAGGTTACAAAACCCTTGAGGGTAATTTTATGCCCTTAGGCCATCCTGAAATTGAAGGTAGCTATATTTCTGCGCAAGATGTTCGGGCGGTAAATAAACACCATGTCGGGGCTTGGGCGAGTAACGCTCGAAAAGAAAACGGACGGGTGCTTGTAGATATGTGTATCAATATCCGTTTTGCGGAAGGTTCTGAAAACGGTAAGCGGCTATTGTCTCGACTTGACGAGATGGAATCGTCAGATGACGCCGAACCTATCCATGTTTCAACGGGGTTAATCCTAAATAAAGTTGATCGTAGTGGTAAATCATCAAATGGTAAAAAGTACCAGTGGATCGCAACAAATATGTTTTTCGATCATATTGCGATTTTACTTGATGAACCGGGTGCGGCCACGCCAAATGATGGTGTAGGGATTTTTGTCAATCAAGATGGCGCAAAGCTAGACGTTGAACGGGTTAGCCTCAACAATGCGGCAGACTGCAGAAAAGAAAAGCTATTTGATAAAGTGCGGTGGTTTTTTACGGCAAATTCTGCTTTTTCGTTTGATGAGATTTACCGTACGTTATCAGAGCAGCTCAACCCTAAAAATAAGGAATATTATCGTTATATTGAGTCCGTTTACCCTGATTATTTCATTTATGAAGATCAAGGTAAGCGATTTAAACAAAGCTACTTAATTAATGATGATGGCGTGGCTAATTTTGTTGGAGAGCCGGTCGAAGTCGTTAAAAAAGTGGAATATCACACAATCACAGCAAATGAGGAAAATCAGCAAATGCGAGGAAAAATTATTAATGCGTTAAACGCTGCCGGCGTAAAAACTGAAGGCTTAGACGACGATCAATTATTGACGGCGTATAACAAACTTCAGGAAGATAAGGCGAAACAGACTGAGGGTGAAAAAGAAAAACCGAAAGACGAAGAAAAACCGACCGCTAAAACCCAAAAAGGTGAATCGGAAGATGAGGAAGATCTTGATAAGAAAATCGAGAAAGCCGTAAACAAAGCATTTGAGTCTAAGATGAACGCCAATCAAGAGTCTGAATTAGCAACTAAACGCTCGGCAGTAAAAGCGCACTTTGGGTTAGATGAAACTGCGGTAAATTCGCTTTCAAATGAAGCGTTAAATGGGCTTTATGCCAAAACTGTGAAAAGTACAGCGGTAAATGCAGCTTTTCACGGCAATACCAATGATGATTTATTAAATATGGAGGCACCAGAATAATGGCGAACTTACGATACCATACAATTATTGCCGGACCGGCTCGCAATAACAGTCCACAAACATTAGACGCACCGATAGCAGAAAGTATTCAGCCCGGTGCGTTGGTGTTTTTAGAAGGCGACAAACTTAAAAAACATAATCAAGCCGGAAAAGTCACTCAAGCTCTAGTGTTGCAACCGAACTACTTAGGCGGAGGTGATATTCGCGATGCTGTGCCGGTAGGTACGGTAGGCGTGGCGGTAATCTGCGATAATTTGACAGATTACTATATGTTAGTTAATGCGTCTGAAACCTTAACCGAAGGGGATAAACTCACTTCAAACGGTGATGGTACGCTAAAAAAAGCGGGCGATTCAGATCAAGCAATTTTCATTGCACGTGAAACCTACACCGTATCATCTGACGGGGCAGAATTGGTAAAAGTGCGATTAATTTAAGGGGTAATAATGGAACGTATCATTTTTAACAAGAACCTAATCACGAATTCAATTCAGGCAAAACAAGCGTGGGATCAGTTGTTATTGCAACGTAAAGTATTCAATACAAATCAATCCCGGTTAGCTGCGGAATATGGGCAATCTCTTTCAGTAAACCAAGCTGCATTGCTTGATAAAGATTATTGGCGTGAAGTCGATATGGTGACTACCCGTGTTTTCCGTGATGATCAAGGTAATCCAATCTTAGATGATTTACTCTCTCTTGGTACATCCATTTCTATCGGTAAAACCGTGGCAATGTATCGTGTATCAAGCGATGCCGGTGTTGTAACCCGTTCTATGAGCGGTCAAGTGCCGGAATCCATGGATAAAGTCATTTACGATCAATACGGCGATCCGATTCCGATTTTCAGTACCGGCTATGGTCGTGAATGGCGTGAATGGCAAGGGTTGCAATCTGAAAATATCGATGCAATGTCAGACGACCAAGAGGCGGCAGTAGCCGCATTACGTGCGAATATGGCGAAATACGTGTTGCTTGGTGATGATAAGCTCATCGTTAATAACTTTGCTGCACGTGGTATTACTAACCACGAAAACACCAATCAGATTGATTTAGGCGCAAGCGGGTTAAATATCAACTTAACCACAGCGGATGCGGACGATGTGATTAAATTCTTCACCGGCAATTTTGCCAAAGTGCTTGATGATAATCTTGTCGGTGAAAAAGTGAAAATATGGGTATCGCCTGAGATTAACCGCAATCTTGATCGTCCTTATTCCAATGCTAATGGTTACAAAGAAGGCACGATCAAAGACTATATTCTTAAATATGGTCGGGTTGAATCCATCGAGCCGACATTTGCATTGAAAGACAATCATTTCATTGCTTATGTTCGTAATGCGCAGTATTTAAAAACCCGTATTGCTGCGCCTATCGGGACTTTTATGATTCCACGGCAAAATCCATTTGATAACTATCAATCAATGGTGTGGTCTGCATTCGGTTTACAAGTTAAACGTGATTTTAATGGTAAATCAAAAGTCTTTAATGCCAAAGGCTAATCAATAATAGGGGCGAAAGCCCCATTATTTTTGGAGTATCAAATGAAGCAAATCAAAATTACCCATCGGGGGTGCTATGGTGTACTAAACGGGCAATTTCAAGCACTTCCTATCGGAACAGAAATGACGGTTAGTGAAATGCCGGCTGCTTTTGTTGGGCGCGCCATTGTTTTAAATGAAACTAACGGTGAATTAGAAATTCCAAAAGGAAATTCTAGAGCTAAACCAAAAACTCAAAAGGATAAATAAAATGGCGGCGGCAATCTCGAATTCTGATGCGCAATCATTTCTTGAAGAGATGGGATATTCGCCACCAAAATCTCTGCTTGAGCGGTTTATTGGGCAGGTGGATACCCTTGATTCAGAATTTGATAAAAGCGGCTATCCTGATGTTACGCAAGAATTGATTAAGCTCTATCTTGTTGCGCTTTTAGCCGTAAGTTCGGGTGCTCGTCGGGTTAAATCGGAAGGTGCGCCAAGCGGTGCTAGCCGTTCTTTTGATTTTGGCGAAGATGTGATCGGAAATCTTAAAGCAGTGGTGCGTGGGCTTGATCCATTGGGAATTACATCGGATCTACTGCCTAAAGAGAAAACAGTCGGCTTTTTCAATGTGGTGGGTGGTTGCGATGTCTGATATTTCCAATTGGTCTTATACGGCAAAGGCTACGCTATGGCGCAATCTAGGCAAAGATGATGACGGAGTTATTCAGTTTTCTCCCCCTATTCTTATTAATTGTGATTATGGGGCTGATTCAAGAAAAGTAAATATCGATGTAGGACGAGAAAAAACCGTAAAAAATGTAATTTGGACTGAATATTCGGAAGCCAAATTAGGTGATTTTGTGTTGATTGGTGAAAGCGATTCGATTAATCCTTTGGTTGTTGATGCGGAAGAAATTATTCAGATCCGGCGATTTGCAGATACATTTTCCCGCAAAGCGGATGATTTTGCTTGGATCACAGGGGGGGCATAAAATGGCGTTAAGAGTCCGTGGCATTGAAAAGGCAAAACGAATGACGGCGGAATTAATCGGGGAAATTCGAGCGGAAAAGGTGAATCGCGCAATGTATCGTTCTCTGAAAACGGTTGCTTTGCTATCTGCACATTATACGCCGGTTGATACCTCAACATTGCTTAATAGCCAATACACCGAAACTTTAGTTCGTGGAAAACGTTTAATTGGGCGTGTAGGTTATTCTGCGAATTACGCTCTCTTTGTTCACGATCCAAATGTAAAACAAACCTTTAAAAAACCTTCTGCACGGAAGGAGTTCTTAAAGTTGGGTTTCGAAGAATCAAAAGAAGAGATCGACCGCATTATTAAAGAGGAAATGCGCTTATGATGTCTTTTGTAAAATCCTTAAAAATGTGGTTGGAATCGACCGCACTTTCTAACGGTTTTATTGTTCAATTGTATCAATGGGAAGATCGAGGCGGTACAACACCCTATTTGGTTATTCAACCGGACGGGGGAAGTGTTCAAATCCCCGATCAAAGCAATGAACATTATTTTTTGTTAAGCCTTATTGCAGATAAAAGCACGGGTTATGCCATTGAGTCAAAAGCACGTCAAATTATGTCAGCAATTTTAACTAATCCCATCACGGAATTTGGCTATCTAGAATGCACCGGTGGTTTGCCGATGCCCATTTTTACCACGGATAATCGAATGATTTTACGATTATCTTTACGATTAATTAACACTCAAATTGAGTAAGGAATAAATTATGGCTGAAAAAGCTCAATCTACACCTGCTATTGATACCGGTTTAATGGTGGGGCGTACTGTTGTTCTTGAGTACGGCACCGGTGATACAAAACCGGCAGATGCCGATTGGAAAGCGGCAGGGGCAATGACAACCAAATCGTGGGATTTTAGTCCAAACACGGTTACATCCGAGGCGGATGATGCCGGCGGTTTCCCTGAATCCTTAGTAACCAATTCAGATTTCACCATTTCAGGCGAGGGCGAATGGCGCAAACGTGATAAATCAAATTCCATTGGGATTAATGCGCTTGTGGCGATTTATGTCAATGCAATTAAAAACCGCACGCAACCTTATGTATGGGTGCGCCTAAAATACGGCACATTAACTTTCATCGGTAAAATGATTATTTCCGCTTTAAGTTCTGAGTCAGCAACAAACGATCTTGTTACGTTCTCTGTTGAATTTAAAGTTGGTGATGCATCAACCCTTGAAATTGCTACAGCATAATGATGAAACCGATCACTGATATAGGTGAATGCCTGATTAGTACAGCAGAACGGGACTATTTCTTTAAACCGTCATTGAAAGCAATGGCGGTTCTCGGTTCTCCTGTTGAAATTGTGCAAATCTATGCTGAACTTCACGGCTCAGAAGTTAGGGCATTGCTTGATAAAGTTAGTACAACCTCAACCGTATTTCAAGAGTATGTATTTGATGTGATTTATTCCCCTGTTTTTGGGCGGAAAATCTTACAACACGCAATGAATGTGTTGTGCGCCTGTTGTGAAGAGGATGTTTCGGAATTAATCGGGGAATGGAAGGCGGGAGAACGTGGCTTAGTTTATGTTCGTGGCGCATTGCCCTATTCTGATGTGATTACACTTGCCCGGCATTTAATGATGCACGGTGTAATTGGTTGTTGTCCGTTAGATGTTCCGGCAAATAAAAGCGTAGGAAGTTATTCAAATGAATTTCAAGCGATTGAATATATCAGTCTTGTGCGTACTGCTTTCGGGTTGAGCCGACAAGATGCGGAAAATCTAACTATGACAGAGTTTCAGCAGTTAATTAAAAGCCAGCAACCGCAGAAAAAAGCCCGCCATTTCACCGATGACGAATATGATCGGATAATGGCGGAATATGAACAATCTCGGTTAAGCGAGGGATAATTTTAGTTGTTTGCCTAATGCTTCAAAAGCACGATCAATTGTATTAATTTTCGTGTTATGGCGTAAGTTCATTATACGTTGAACTTCTGCCGGGCTTGCATCAAGTAATCTCGCTAGACTTGCTTTATTGATATTGCGCTTTACCAATTCATTATGTAGTAGCACTTTTGCGACCATTAATGTCGGTAATGCGATAGCATACTGCCCTTTTTGGATCTTATCCGGCATTGGGATTTCTTTATCCATATCAAAGTAATCCTCAAGATAGGAAATTAGCAAATCCTCGCACATTTCTTTGGTTTCTTCGATGGTTTCACCTTGGGTAAAGCCGCCGAATTGCGGGAAATGGGCGACATAACCGCTTTTTTCATCAGGTTCAAAGATAGCGGGATAAAATAACATAATTTACTCCTTATCAAGAAAAGCCCCCTTTAACAGGGGCTTTGGATTATTTTAAGCCTAGTTGCTTTTTTACCCCTTCGACTAAACCTGTTTTCAGTTCTTCGCTTGGGTGTCTAGGCAGTCTGCTGATTTTGCCGTTGTAATAGAGTTTTAAATGCTTTTTACCATTTTCTGCTATTACGCCCTGCTCTTTCAGCCATCTTAAAAACTCACTTTGTTTCATTATTCCTCCGTGTTTTTTAAGATAGTTTTATTATATACATTTTTGTATATTTGTAAAGCAAGAATGTATACAAATTTGTATATTTTCTTTGAGGTGATTAAATGTCAAATAATATTGGTGAAATTTCATATACAGTTAGTTTAGAGCTTGAACAATTACTTATAGGGAGTAAGAAAGTCAGTTCAGCAATGGATGATCTTGGTAAAGCCGGTGATAAAGGGGCTAAATCCATTGATAATCTCGATAAACTACTTGTTGAATCACGCAAGCGTTTTGAAGAGTTGGAGAAAAATTCAGGTATTGCTTCGGATAGGCTAAAAGAGCTTTCTATTAGTTCAGAGACAACTAAAAACAAGCTGAAAGATTTATTGCTTGAATTAGCCGATACGCGTGAAGAATTTTATCAACTTGCGACAACATCCGGTGCCTCAAGTGAAAAAATCAAAGAGCTTGCCCTTAAATTTAATCAAACTTCGGCAGCGATTAAAACTGCACAGAACGATCTTGCAACAATGAATACGCGAATGAGCCAAGCCGCAGGTGCCGTAAAACAGGCAAGTGGGGCAATGGGTAATATGCGTGGTGTTGCGGGACAATTAGGTTATCAAATTCAAGATATAGCCGTTCAATTACAGATGGGGCAAAATGCCTTTATGGTATTTGCGCAACAGGGATCGCAAATGCTATCAATTTTAGGACCTATGGGGGCGGTTGCCGGGGCTGCGGTAGCGATTGGCGGGGCGATTGCCGGTGCTTTATTACCGAATTTATTTGATTCTACTGATGCCTCAAAAGCATTAACACAAGCGCAAAAAGAACTTGGTGAAGTTATTACGAAGACGGATGATAATATTTTAGTTTTATCTGAAAAAATTGCGAAATTAGCGAAAGAAAATGAAGGAATAGCTCGTTCTAAAATTGCTGTCGCAATGATTGATGCCAAAAACGCCCTTAAAGCGGCCGGTGATGCCAGTTCCGAAGCGTTAAATAAATTGACACCATTTTTTAATGCGATTGATAGTGATTCGGTGATTAACGCTGTTAAGAACATTCGCAAATTTAGCCGTGAGGGCGAATCGCTTTCAAGTACGCTACAACGTGTGAACAACAGTATTTATGGTTCAAATTCAGCTATTAATGATTTTACTAATACGGCACGCACTTTCTCTGCTTCGCTAAGTATCTCACAGACTGAAGCACAAGAATTACTCGGACTTTGGGCTGAAATGGAAAAAACAAAAAGCCCCGAATCTATTCAAAACCTAGCTACCTACCTAAATGTGTTAAGTGAACGATATGGTAATACTAACGAAACATTAACTAAATTAACCCGTGAAATAAATGAAAATTCAGGTGCAGCGTTTGATGCAGAAAAAGCTATTGAGATGCTAAAAGCAGCGTTAGATGATTTAGCGGGGGCCGCAAAAGCATCTGAAAGCGGTTTAGCCGGCAATATTGCCAAAATGGATCAAATAGCTGAAGCCGCCAAGCGTTCCGCTGACACGATTGCAATGACTGAACGGCAAAAAGCAAAATATTTAGCAACCGCACTTGCCGTTACTGATGCGGATAAGGAACATTTGGAGAAAGTCGTCATTCCTTCTATTGACGCATCATTCGATAAAATTGAAGCGTATAAAAAAGAGCAGGAAGCCTTAAAGGAACGTGAGCAAGCAGACAAAAAAGCGAAAAATGCCGCAGAGGCAGCAGCGAAAAAAGAAGCGAATGAAAAAGCGAGGGTTGTTGAGCAATTGGCGCAACTAGCACAACGTTATGAAATTGCAACATTACGCCAAAAGGGGTTTACCCTTGAGGCGGCAAAGATGGAAACCGTGATGCAACTTGGCGCAGCGGCTACCGAAGAGCAGAAAAAGCAAGCGGAGCAACTAGCCGAAAAAATTTATAACGTCACAACGGCAATGAGTAACTTTGATAGTGTGATGAGCAAGGCAAAGCCGACTTATCAGCTTGATATTGATTTTGCCAAAGATACACAATCTCTCGATGAAGGCATTGCGGCTTATAAAGCTAAAATCGCAGAGGCGGAACAAGAGATTGCGGCAATTCGGGCAGCGAGCGGGGTTAATCCTTTGTCTGTTAATTCAGAACAGCAAATTGCGGAACTTACTGCGGCTAAAGAAACTTATTTAGCCTCAATTATGGAAGCGGAAGAGGCACGCAAGATACTTGAAGATGAATATCGAGAAAAACGCATTGCGGCTGAATGGGAGGCGTGGAAACGTTCATCTGAGGGGGCGGCAATACTTGGTAATGCCTTAGATGCGATGGCTGGTAGCGGTAGTGGTGCGATAGCCGGACTGCTTTCCGGTACAATGTCGTTGAAAGATGCGTTTCGCTCAGTAGCAAATACTGTTTTTAATAGCGTGATTAGTAGTATTGTTGAGATGGGAATGGCGCAAGTTCGCCAAATGATGATCGGGCAGGCAATGGCGAAAGCGACTACGGCGGCGCAAACGGCTCAAGCTGCCGCACTTTCTGCGGCTTTCGCAACACCGGCTGCGTTAGTTTCTTTGGCGACTCAAGGTGCAAATGCGATACCGGCTAAGGCAGGAATCGCAACAACAATAGCCTCAACAAAAGCATTGGCTATTACAGGTCGAAAAAATGGCGGCGTGATGTCAGCCAATCAAATGTATCGTGTAGGGGAAAATAATCAGCCTGAAATTTACCAAGCGAAGAATGGAATGCAATATATGATTCCGGGTAATAGCGGGCGAATGTTTAGCAATAAAGAAGTTAGCAAACGGAATGGCGGTGGTAGTTCATCACAAACGATTACGATCAATATGACAAATCACTTTGAGTCAAAAGATCAATCTAACGATCATTCGGAATGGACTAGCGAATTAGTCGATAAAATTCGCGGTATGATTCAATATGAATTACGGGAGGCAAGACGTGACGGGAACGCTGGAGCGTTTTAATTGGGCGGTGCAAGGTGGTTATTCTGTTTCGCACGAACCAAATATAATCAATAATGAGCTTGGGGATAGTTATTCTCAACGTGCGCCAAAAGGATTAAATCACGATTTAGTGAATATTTCCGGCATACGCTGCATTTGTAATTCATCTAATGCTAAATCCTTACGAGCATTTCTTTCTAAACGTGGCGGGTATCAGGCGTTTTTGTGGTATTGTAGCCAAGAAGATCGGGATGTAAAAGTCTATTGTCCTTCTTGGAGTAGCACGCAAAATGGTGGCATTACAACGTTTACAATGACATTTAAAGAGGTGCTGTAATGGGCGATCCAAAATTAAAGGCGGAACTGGCAAAACTTGAGCAGTCCGCCTTAATTGATCTATGGGAAATTGATTTAACAAAGCATTTTGATAAAGAAGGTAATGCCGGCGAACTTTATCGCTTTTATGCCGGTGCAGGATTAAACGATAAGCCTATCATCTGGCAAGGTAAAGAATATGTTCCCTATGGTGTGGCAACAAGCGGTTTTAAATTGTCTTCACAAGGTGCAAGTAATCGCCCTACACTTTCTTTAGGCAATATTAATGGATTTGTGACCCGTATTATTTACGCTTATCAACAATGTCTTGGTGCAATTGTAAAGCGTAAGCGTGTTTGTGTTCGGTTCTTGGATGCGGTCAATTTTGAGAACGGCAATCCATACGCCGATCCGAGTATTGAGACGGTTTCAATTTTTGTTATCGAACAGCTTTCTTCACATAAAAGGGATCTAGTTAGTTTTGTTTTGGCTACACCGGTAGAGATGGACGGTGCGCAGATTCCTTGCCGCACAATTTTAACAATGTGTTCTTGGCCGTATCGAGGACCTGAATGTGGTTATACCGGTCCGCCGGTAGCAGATGAAAAAGATCAACCAACAACCGATCCGGCAAAAGATAAATGTAGCCATTGTCAAACAGGTTGTAGATTTAGGCGTAATCTTGCTAATTTTGGCGGATTTCCGAGTGTAAATAAATTGGGGTGATAATGGAAACCTTGAATACATCAATTATCGCTTACGCAAAATCAAAGGAACCGCACGAATGTTGCGGTTTTGTTGTTTTAAAACAGGGGGAAAATCAACCGCACTTTTTGCCTTGTGAGAATATCGCAGATGATCCTATGAATTATTTCGAAGTTTCGCCTGAGGATTTTATCAAGGCGGAAGAAATGGGCAAGATTCTAGCCTTAGTTCATTCTCATCCGAACGGTGAACCTAGGTTGAGTCTAGCGGATCGGCAAATGCAGTGGCAATCGGATTTAGACTGGTGGCTTGTTTGTGGCGATGAGATTTATCAATTCCCTAAAATCGCTCCGTTAATCGGTCGTAGTTTTGAACACAGTGTACAGGATTGTTACACACTTTTTCGTGATTTTTATTATTTATGCGGTTTTGATTTTCCTGATTATCCACGTGCTGATGAATGGTGGTGGCAAGGGGAAAATCTTTACCTCGATCATCTTGAAGAGCACGGATTTTATCAAATATCAATCGAAAATATTCAGATCGGCGATATTGTGTTAGTGCGGATCGAATCGCCTGTACCAAATCATGCGGCGATTTATGTCGGTGATCAAATGCTTTTACACCACGCCCCAAAACGTTTATCAAAAAGAGATATTTTCGATGGCTATTGGCTTAAATATACGCATTCAATTTGGAGACATAAAGAATGGTCAATGTCAAATTCTACGGTGGTCTTAGACAATTTGGTAGCCAATTTAGGCTAAATGTAAAGACTGTGTCTGAAATTGTAGAGGCATTAACGCAGCAACGGAAAGGATTGAAAAGCTACTTATTACAAGGTTTTTTTAAAGTGAGAATTGGGCGAAATCTCTATTTAGATTCTCGCTATGCGGAGCATGAAATTCATCAAGAACTCGATGAAAATTGTACCGTGCATTTTACACCGGTATTAGCCGGTGCCAAAAAAGGCGGGCTTTTTCAAACTATCGCCGGGGCTGTACTTGTCGTGGTTGGCGCATTGACATGGTGGACTGGCTACGGGGTTTATGCTGTGGGTATGGGGGTCGCATTAATGGCAGGCGGTGTTGCACAAATGCTAACGAAAACCCCTGACCCGAACAATGGTAGTGATCGTCAGGATAAACAGCGATCAACAGGGTTTTCTAATATCGCGAATATGGTTGCGCAGGGTAAGGCAATAGCATTGTGTTATGGGCGTTTCCGTTGTGGTTCGTTAATCCTATCACAAGGGATTCGCACATACGATGCGGAAAATGAAGCGCAAAAGAAACCGGCAGAACGCCGCGATGGGTTATTGTTTAGCAAGGCATTAGCATAAGGAAAGAAAAATGGGTAAAGGTGGCGGCGGTGGCGGGCATACGCCCTATGAAGCACCGGAATCGAATAAATCTAAACAGAGTGTACGCATTGTTGAAGCGGTTTCTGAAGGGGGGGTAAAAGGTCTTGTTGACGGGATGAAATCAATTTATTTAGATGATACACCCGTTCAAAATCGTGATGGTAGCTTTAATTTTAGTAATCTTAATTGGCAAGGACGGAAAGGCCTTGCGGTTCAAGATCAGCTTTCTCATTTTGATACTTCTGAACGCGAGGTAAATGTCGGGAAAGAGGTGAAAAAATCCTCACCGTTGACTCGCACGATTACAGATAGCAATGTGGCACGATTACGGTTACATCTTGGTGTTAGTAGTCTATTTAAACAAAACGATCAAGGGGATACACACGGTTCAAGTGTCAATTTCATTATTACAGTAGGAGATCGTAGTTATCCTTTTAATATCACCGGTAAACATAGCTCACAGTATTTGCGCCAGTTTGATATAGATGATCTACCGGCTGTTCCGTTTTTATTAAAAGTAGAGCGCGTAGAGCCTGATTCTACATCTCAACGCTTACAGAATAAAACCCTTTGGGCGAGCTATACGGAAATTATTGAAGGGGAATATACCTACCCTCATACCGCTTTAATGGGGATTGAATTTGATTCTGAATATTTTAGTTCAATTCCGACTCGAGGCTATGAGATTTACGGTATTGAATGTTTGGTACCGTCAAATTACGATCCGGTTAAACGTACTTATTCCGGTGATTATTGGGATGGGACATTTAAGCCTGAATGGACTGATAATCCGCTATGGGTTCTCTATGATTTGATGACAAATAAACGTTATGGACTTGGGAATCGTATTGAGGGATTTTCTATCAATAAATGGGCGTTCTATACTGCCGCACAATATTGCGATCAATTGGTGCCTGATGGTTTTGGAGGAAAAGAACCACGCTTTACTTGTAACGTATGGATCAATGAATCACGTAAAGCCTATGACTTAATCAATGATATTTGCTCGTGTTTTCGTGGTTTACCGGTATGGAATGGATCGGAATTTTCCGTGGTATTGGATCGCCCGGCTGATCCTGTGTGGACCTATACTAATGCGAATGTTATTGATGGTGAATTTGAGTATTCCTCTTCTGCCAATAAAGATCGCCACAACTCTATTCAGATCACCTATTTTGATAAATTTGATAGCTACAAAAGTGCGATTGAGCTTGTTCAAGACGATCAAGATGTAGCGAAAAATGGCTTAAAACAGTTAAAAAAGGCGGCTTTTGGTTGTACTTCTCGGGGGCAGGCTTTCCGCACCGGAAAATGGATTTTAGAAACCGAACGCCTTGAAACTGAAATGGTGACCTTTACCGTTGGGCGTGAGGGATTGGCAAATATTCCGGGTGATATTATTCGTGTAGCGGATAATTATTTTGCCGGCACAGAGATTGGCGGGAGAATCATTTCAATTGCCGGAAAAATTATTACGGTAGATCGAGAAGTTACGCTTACCGGAGCTAAACAGGTATTTTCTTATATTGATGGAAAGGGCAAAGAACGACACGCTAAAATTGCTGCGGTAAAGAAAAAACAAATTACGTTGATTGATCCGCCGATGGGGATTATTGAACAGCACCCTTGGACACTCTCAAACGAAAGTCTTACAACAAAATTATATCGCTGTATTACGGTTCAAGAAAAAGATGGTAAAGATCAGTTCATTATTTCCGCTATTCAGCACGAACCTCAAAAAGAGGCTATTGTTGATAATGGTGCGAGATTTGAACCCCGTGAAACCACTTTATTTAATACGCCTAAAGTCGGCGATATTCAAATTAATATAGGACCGGATGGAAAAGTCCGTACCTTAGCGGAAACAAGCAACGGAATCGGGTTAATTACCTATGATATTTTCATCTATAAAGAGGCGAAGTTATATTCATCTAAACTAGGGAGAACAACAACCGAACTTGAGTTAGACGATCTTGAAAATGGCGAATACACGGTTGTGATTCGCGCTAAAAATGAGAAGGGGCAATTGCTTAATGAAAAGGCTAAATCTTTCACCATCGACCGCCCG